AAAGATTTGATTATAGGCGATAGAATCAGAATCCAAGAAGTTAACGGTGTTGAAATTACAGTGCAAATAAAAAATGTTTATCGTTTAGTTCAGTCAAGTCTTGATATAGATAAATGGGTTGCTGATGTAGAAGCGATTGACGGGAGAACTTGGACTATTGATGATTGTTATGATTTTTACTCATTACCTAATGGAAATGAAGGAACTAAAAAGACATTAGATGACAAGGTTAACCACCCGTCACATTACACGTATGGAGAAATAGAAATAATGGATTTTATAGAGCAAGTCACTAAAGATTACAAACCAGAGTTAGCATTTGCAATTGGTAATGCAATTAAATATATAAGTCGAGCTAATCGTAAGAACGGAAAAGAAGATTTAGACAAAGCACGTTGGTATCTAAACAGAGCATTTGAAAAGTGGGAGGGTTAATGAAATGAGAAACACATTGACAGATTTAAACAATCATTTATTTGCACAATTAGAAAGATTAAGCGATGAAGATTTAAAAGGCGAAGAATTAAAAGAGGAGTTACAAAGATCTAGTGCAGTTTCTAAAGTAGCTCAAAATATCATTAATAATGGCAGTTTAGTGCTGCAAGCACAAAAGTTTAAAGATGAAAAATTAGATGCAGAATCAGAAATCCCTAAGTTGTTAGGAGAGTAATAGCCATGAGACATGTATGGACTGATGAGCATGAAAAATATATTCGAAATAACATCAAAGGTAAAACTAAGAAAGAAATGACGGAAATGTTTAATAAGGAGTTTGGCACTGATGTTACTACAGATAAAATGAAAGGTTTTTGTTCGAGAAAAAGGATAAGAAGTGGGGTTGATTGTAAGTTTAAAAAAGGTGTGCCTTCTTGGAACAAAGGTAAAAGCTTTCCGTCCAGAGGTAGAAGCGCTGAAACTCAATTTAAGAAAGGACAAGTGCCCGATAACACATTTCCTTTAGGAACGATAAAAACCACTACTGACGGTTATAAGTTTATAAAAATCAAAAAACGAGGTTCTAAAAACGAATGCTGGAAACAATACACACATTATTTATGGGAACAAAAGCACGGACCTGTGCCCAAAGGATATTGTTTAATACATTTGAATCAAAACAGGTCAGACTGTAGCGAAGAAAATATAGCATTGGTAAGTCGTAAAGAATTAGTACGTATTAACAAACTTAATTTAACTTCAACTGATCGTAACTTAACTAAAGCAGGAATCAACTTTGTTAAATTATTAAACAAACAAAAAGAAGTTAAGGACAAAATAAATGCTACTAAGTGATACGGTATCTCAACGATACAGATACAACACACAAGGCAAGACACCTACAGAGATACAACAGGAGTTACGACAGCTAGGTGTTAAAGGCTTTGTGGTTAAGATAGCAGGGAACAGAGTGACGATGAAAGTTAGTGAAAACGATATTAAAAAGAACAGGGAGTGTATAAGGAATGGCAACAGATAAACAAGTTGAATACGTTTGTAGTTTGCAAGGACAAACGTCACTTACCGATTATAGTCGTAAAGAAATAAAAGCTATGACGCATAAAGAAGTAAGCAATTTAATAAGTGAATTACAAGATGACATATTATATAACGAATTAATGAGTTATGGATTACCTAATCAATAAAGGAGTGTTTGAGATAGATATAAAAAATCATTTATATACTTTCCAAGCTATATGTACCAATGTAGTTGACGGTGACACGATAGATATTTTACTGGATTTAGGCTTCAAGACAACTGCAGAACGTAGAGTAAGGTTACTTAATGTAGATACACCTGAAAGAGGTCAAGAGAACTATAAAGAAGCTACCGACTTTACTAAATCGTGTGTAGAAGGCAAGAAGATATACGTACAGACTTACAAGAGCGATGTGTTCGGTAGATACCTAGCTAATGTGTGGTACGAAAACGGGCAACGTAGTTTGAATGATGATCTAAGAAGTGCAGGCTTGTTGAAAGAAAACTCGAAATGGAATGAGGGGTAGTAAATGAACGCAGAAGCTAAGTTTGTATCAAGTGTTATGGACGCTAGATTGAAGAAAGCTAAAAGAGAACGTGACAGTTTACGTAAGCAACGTGATGAATTGATAAAGGATATAGCTGAATTAAGACGGAAATTGGAGGCTTGCAATGGACAATAGAGAGTTTATCAAACGCTGCATAGTATCATCTACAGCTTTTACAGGACACGACGGGTGTTTACTAATCAAAGAGCTTAACGAAGTATATCGCAAAGCAAAGATGTACGACAAGATAGTGGAAAGTAATTCAAAGAGTTTAGTAGAAAATGGAGGACGAGTAAATGAGTAAGGAATTAACAGTAGATCAATTAATTAAACAAGTAGAACAATGGAGTAAGGATAAAGATTTGCACAATGGCAATCCGGATAGACAAGCGTTGAAGTTTTATGAAGAGGCAGGAGAAGTCGGCGCAGCATTATCACGTGGTAATTTAGAGGCTTTAAAAGACGGTATAGGCGATACAGTAGTTACATTAATCATATTGGCACAACAACATGATATGACATTACAGGAGTGTTTACAATTTGCTTATGACGAAATAAAAGGAAGAAAAGGAAAGACAATCAATGGAACATTCATCAAAGAAGCAGACCTTAAAGAATAAAGATATAGTAGCAGAGATTAAAAGAATACTTCGCAAAAAGTAGCGAGAAGTAACGAGAAGTAACGAGAAGTAAAACGGAGTAACGAGGAGTGGATAAAGTGACAATAAACGAATTAAAAAATATGCTCACGAATATTGGTTTGAATGTAGAAAGTGAGAAGTTATCCAAAACTGAAGTCCAGTTATTTCCGACAGAACAATCATTAAAAGATAATACAGTGCTTGAAGGTTATTCTTGCAATATTAAGAATTGGCCTAAGTTCAAAATTTGGATAAATAAATCTAACAAAGTGACTATAAAATCACGTGGAGTTCAAAAGAGTTTTGATATAAATGACGAGAAGTCATTAAGGAAAGAATTAAAAGGTTTTGAAATTTTGTAAAAGAGGTGCTGGGGAAGTGACACAATACTTAATCAGAGAATTTACAGATAGCACAGGCCATATACACAAGCACATCGAGAAAGCTAGATTTAACGAGAAAATGACGCTTGTTGAAGCAGAGGATAAGGAAGAAGCAGAAGAGAAAGCAAAGCGTATATTAAGTCAGCACGATAGATTACAACTTAGAAAACTATATCGTTTGCAAGAAAGATTGGGATAAGGAGTGAACGGAATGAAAAGTAGTGAAGAAGTAATTGGAAAATTAAAAAGTGTAATTAGCGATATTGAAGAATCAAAGCAGGAAGATTCAATAACACTTACTTATAAATCAGCGTTGGAACACGTTATAGAATATATCGAACATGGAGATGATTTAGATGATTAAACGCATATTAAAGATTTGGTTTACTATCGCTATGTATGAGTTAGGTAAATGGATTGGTAGAGAGTTATATTATAAGTTAACTGCAAATGATGAGGTGGAAGTGCCTAAGGACTTCGACGAAAACGATCACGCTCATTTGAATGGCATATACGGAGGTTATTAATGTGATTTGGATAAGTTTTTCATCGGTAATAATTGTGTTAGTACTGTGTATTTTTGCTATATATAAGTGGATTAAAGCAGAGAAAAGAGTTAATGAGTTACAGGAAGATAAACATGGATTGCAATTAGATAAGTTACATTTAGAAAGAGAGGTATCTTGGTTGAAAAATAAGGATAATAAAAACAACATAGGCAAATACGTGGTTGAGTTAAAAAAAGGAGTATATTTAGTGAAAAAATATATAGGTAGTTATGGAAACACATGCATAATCACTGACAATGTATTTGAAGCTTTATCTTACGACGATTTATATTCAGCTAAAGAAGATGCATGTAGTTTTAACGGACGTGTACTAGAACACAAACCTAATTTAGAGGTGGTCAAACAATGTGGGGCGTAATAGCAATCATTATATTAGTTTTACTACTATTTGGCTCATTGCTTGAACAGAATGATCTAAAACATCAGTTAGAAGTGAAAGAGTATGAAATTGAAGTGTTAAGAGATAAGTTGGAGAATGGAGGGTAAGTATGATAACGATTGAACGACACGATATAAAGAAGTTAGAAGATTATATCAAGAACATAGAACGCTACAGACGAGAGTTAAAAGTAAGAGAGTATGAATTGTTAGAGAACCACGAACCCGAGAATGTAGGCGCAGGCAAAAGTAATATACCAGGCAATCCTATTGAGAGAGAATCAATCAAGAAGTTAAGTGACAATCGTTATAACAACTTACGTAACATTGTAAAAGGTGTAGACAAACTCATTTATGAGTCAGATGAAGATACACAAGACTTAATGCGTTTGAGATATTGGGAGTGTCCGATAGGTTGTAGTGAGTGGGAGGATATAGCTGACTACTTCGGTACAAGTAAGACGAGTATATTAAGACGACGCGACGCTATGATAAATAGATTGGCAGAATTCATAGGTTATGTGTAGGGTGGACTTTTGAAGTGTGTAAGTCCGTTTATAATCGGTGTATTATGATATTGTAAGAATTACCTCACAAGACATAGTGTTTATCCTTTCGCACTATGGTGGGGTATTCAATATCGAAGTGATTGGATAAGTGTTTATCGTCCTTGATTAGACGTTGCGCATCCGATTGCTTAACTATCCGTCAGAGTGGCGGGTAGTTTTATTGAATCTTACAACACGTGCTTTGATGAGTTGGTATGAACATAATATACAATCTTTCTCCTCCCCTTAATTAGTTATCCGTGAGAACACACGGGTAACTTTTTTATGTATTGATGTGATATGGGTGGATAAACTTGAATAAATAACAAATTAGCAAATGATTTATTACTTGCCATAATAAATGTGAAACT